CGAAGGCAGCGTTAACGCCCTGGATGGCGTTGGTCATGGTGTTGAATATCTGCTGCGGGTTACCCGCCTTAATGCCCTGTAGGCCACCCAGGAATGACTCGGAGGCGAGCTGACCACCCCGCGCCGCCACCATCCGGGCGTCCTGCATGTCCTTGGTAAAGGCTTGCAGCCAGGGCGCAGTGCCCTCCTTTTGCTTGTCCAGGAATGCCTTGTTCCAGGCATCGCCAAACTTTTTGCCCGCGTCTGCTGCCTGCTGGCCTATGCCAGCGAAGGCCGCAAGGTCGGGGATGAGCGAAACGCCCAACCGCGCAATTGAGGTAATTGCGCCGGTCACCAGGTCGTCGCTCTCGACTTACCCGCCTTGCCGCTAGCTGCGGCGGCTGCGCGGCGGGCGTCCATCTCGTCCATCTCTTCCCAGGTCATTGACTGACCGTGCAAAATGTCGCGGCCATGGTCAGGAGCTTCGGGTCGAACGTCGAGGCCAGGGCGTGAGTAGGGCTGTTGTAGTGTCGCCAGTCCAGAATTTGACTCTTGCAGGTTAGCCAGAAGATGAGCTTCGCGGGACCAGCCGCCGTCCAGGCAATACTGGACGGACGAGCTGGGTCCTGCGCCGAGAATAATGCTGAGAACCTCCGCAATGCTGAGTTCTGTAAACAGGTCGCTAGCGCGGTAGCCCATGGACATTACATCCCGTACTAGGGCGTGCCAGAACTGGCCAACGACCCGCGCCAGCATCAGGATTCCCCCGGCGGTGCCACCCCCTGAGGCGTAACAACGGCGGAGAACCAACCGGCAAAGAATCGCTGCTTCTCAGCGTCCGGTAACAGCATGACCCGTTCCTGGATGAACATGGGCACACCGGCCTTGTTCATCCACTCAAACGCCTGGAACATCTCATTCATCTGGTAAATCTTCCAGAAGAAGTGAGCGTCTGCTTCCACCGTAGAGATGTGGGGGAAGACAATCGGAATGTCGCTACCGATTGGCGAAAAGGTGTAGGTCTGCTTGTCGCCATACGGAGATTCGACAGCAGGGGCTTGTTCGCCTTCGGCCTTGGGGGTCGAGACGAACTCTTCTGGCTCACGCAGGGCAGCCTTGGGAGTGCCGTTGGTCACGGCACTCCCGTTGGCTGCCTTGCGTGGTGCCTTGCGCTTGACGGATGCGGTCATGGTTAGAGAGTCACCCCGTCATCCCAGTACTCGTAGGCGGTGTTGTTCTCGTTGTCGGGGAACGCCTGGACCGTCAACTCGTAGGTTGCGAGGTCCTTGTGGACCCACTTGAGTGGGCCGACCATGACGGGGCGGGCGATGGGGAGAACCAACCGGCCCGACATCTTCATGTAGTAGGCGTCGATGACGTAGATGCCCTGGTCCAGCAGCTTTGCGTTGATCTTGCTGCTGATCTGGGTGCCGGTGCTGGCGGTGGCCGGGGTGACCTCCACGTTCTCGGTGCCGTGGACAGCGCGCTGCACGTCGGCGTTGACGAGCTGCAGGAGGCGGAACTTCAGCGTCAGCATGAAGTGATCCTGCAGAGTGGCGATCAGCGAGCCGCCCCAGTCGTACTTGTCGGACTTCGGACGATCTTCGGTCTTGTCGATGCCGTCGTCGGCAACGCGACCGAGGCTGATGAACGCATCATCCAACGGGCTCACTGCGTCAAGCGGCAGGGGTGTTCCCAAAGGGGCGACACGGACGCCACCGGTAACCTTCGGGCTGGGTGCAACAATCTCGTTGACCTCGGAAACGATCACGGGAGCTGTCATGAATACTTCCTCCTATCGGAACGAACAGATTCAGAGTCTCATTTCAACTCAAAATGTACCTGGCCGACACGCCAGCAGGGGATACCCTTGGGGAGAAACCGCGACTACGAGGGTATTGACTTGGACAGCTACTGCCGATTGCCTGGTTGCAACCGGGCCGCGTCCCGGAGAAGGTGGTGCGTAATGCACTACGCAAGAGTGCTGCGCTATGGCGGTCCAGGTCCGGTCGAGATGGTCGGCAAGTGGGCATCCCTAGAGCAGAGGTTTTGGGACCGTGTACAGACCGCAGGGCCGCTAATAAGTGCCGAGCTAGGCAACTGTCACCAGTGGACCGGTGCGACCCACAGAAGCGGATTTGGGTCCATCGGCTACAAGGGCAGGAAGCTCTACGCCCACCGTGTCGCATGGCAACTGAACTATGGAGACACCCCGCTGGGGAGAATCGGGCACCGCTGCGGCAATAAGCTATGCGTCCGCTCCGACCACCTGTGGACTACGGAGTAGCCAAGGCCCGTCCCGCCACGGTCCACGTCACCATGCCACGAAAGCGGGTCATGGCAACCTGGGGGTCGGCGTGCTTCATGCCCAGTGACGTGATTTCGGAGTAGGTGACGTAGTAGTCAATCCCGGTGGACTTATGGGTGACAAAAGTTCCCTTAGCGTTACCGGCCCACGCCAGCGCAAGGGTCAAAAGCTGCTCCCCCCGGCTCTCATCGTTGTTGGTGCAGTAGGAGTGCAACAGCACTGACACGTTAAAAAGCAGCTGCTCAGCCTCATTGGGCTGACCACCCGCCGTTTCAACCCGCAAGAAGCCGTTGATGGTGTCCTCAGTCTTGGCGGGTTGCGGGAGCCTTGTGGCGACGGGCGTTGGAGCAAGGACGGAGGACAGGTAGGCGACCATAAGACCAGCAGCAGGGGGTGGCGCAACGGTCGTGAATGGCCGTGGCGTAACCGTTGGATCACCGGGCGTGGTCAAATGCCCTTCCCCAAGAATCCGGCAAGCATTTTATGTAGCGTGCCGTGGTAGGCGTCATCTATGACGGACTCGTAGTTCTCGCAAAAGACTACGCCAACAGGACCCAGCTCCGGCCTGTTGTTGTAGACGATCATGCCGTACTCGGCACCCTCAGTAATGGACTGAGAGTTGGCCTGTCGCAGCATGTGTTCCGTGCGTGACGTAATGGCACCCAGGACCGCCGGGTCGGCTAGAAGCTGTTGTAGTGAAGCCGGGTTGAGCTGCACACCAGTCGGCGCACTGAGTGTGCCGGTCCAGGTCTGATTGCCCTTGTTGGCCCCATGGCTAAAGCTGTTCTGCGTCCCGTAGCTGTCGCGGCTGACAAACCGGCCCTTGGAGTCCCTCATTGATGGTGGCATTAGGTGACCCTCCTTAGCTTAATGACCCCGCCAAACACCTGAAACATCGTGGGCCAGGGGCCGCAACGCTGGTCATTGGGAACGCCGTCCACCCAGTAGGCCTCTCCGCTACCGGCAACATAGGCACCGTCGGTGATCTGCGGGTCAATAATTACTTGATCGTCGGTGTCGTAGACAGTGCAGTCCTCAACCGCCATCTGTAGCGTCGTGTCAACGCGATCCACGGACTCAGCACCAAGCTCGTCCTTGCTAGACCCCTTGCTGACCTGAGAGATTTCCTGTGCGTAACGAATCACTGGTGCCGACGCGACCAGTATGGGGTTACCAGTGTCAGGGTCCAGGCTCTCCGTGTAGCTACGCGGTATGTGGCACACCGTGTAGGGCGACGGGAAGACGCTTGCCACTAGATCGCCCAGGACAGCTTGTATGCCGCTAGGCGGCTCTTCTGGTCGTCGTTGAGGTTAAAGCCGTAACCCGGCACTGAGGTTGGCGAGCCGTACTCCAGGCGGTAACCGGCGGGACTGACCATGCCCTTGACGCTGGCCGATGTGCCTACTGGCGCGTTTGCGTTGGCCGCAACCATCTCATAGGCCACCGCCTTGACGTTCATGGGAACGTCGTCGTAGCCGTGCCGGAACTCCACCCGTAGCCGCTGACCGATTAGTGGCTGCTGGAAGAACTCAATCCAGCCGAGCTGGTCCCAGTAGTAATTGCGCGGCTCGACTAATTCCTGGCTGTCCCGGTCAATGAGATACACGTTGTGTACCAGGGTGACGTACTTGCTGGGGAGCATGGCAATGCCCTTGCCGCCCACCGTGACCTCATTGACCTGCCCGATGTTGGGTGCCAGGTGCCAGCCAATGTAGGTACGGATAGACTCACCCGCTACCCGCAGGTAGTACTCCTGACTGCCCTCCTGCTGGGCAAGCAGGTCAGGATCATCTGGACTGAACAGATCGTCCATATCCGGCTACGCCGCCGCCTCAATCACGGCGAGCATGTCAGCCTTCTTGGTCGCCACGCCCAGGTCAATGTTGTTGGCCTCGGCATACGCGACAATCTCTGCATTTGTCCAGGTTTCGTCAGGCAGATCGGCAGTAACGGGCTCCGCTGGCTTGGGGTCGGGCGTAGCTACGGGCGTGGCCTCTCCGGGGATGGTGACCGGCCCAGGCTTAGGCTCAGGCTCAGGCTCAGTCGGCGTAGCCTCACCGGGAATGTTCGTCACCGGCTCACCGTCAAGCTCGTCATGCAAGCCCTGTAGGTGTTCGGGGATTTCCAGCTCAGCATGAACGTACTCTTCGTACCGCTCTTCGATGGCCCCGGCTCGGGCTGCGTAAGGGTCACGGACCTCGGGCATTAGTTACTCCTTCGACAAACAAAGTGGTCAACGTGAGAGTACCTCCTGCACGCCAGTAGGCGCGCTAGGCACAACGAAACCAGCCACACCCCACAGGGTGTGGCTGGTTTCGCTCGTAGGGATATGAATTACCGGCCAGAGACTCTGGGCTAGGTGGCCTTTTTCTTTCTGGTCGCCTTACCGGTTGTGCCGGTGGTCTTACCGAAAGGTTGGGCCTTCATATCCTTGAGAATCTCCTGGTCTACGTCTGCCACGCTTCCTGTTCCCAGGTCATACGGCAGGCCGTAGAGGCCGGGGTCTCCTCAGAAGACCGGTGCCGTGAGGCCCGTGATCTCCACGACGCTCTGCGGGTAACGACCAGCAGAGAATGCGAGGTAGTTGTAGATTTGCAGCATGACGGTCAGGTTCGCAGCCTGCACCTCCGGGAGCACCCGAGCGCGCACGCCCGACTCCCACAGGATCAGATCGCTGGCACGGAGGACGTAGATCGGGTCCTCGTCACCAGTGCCACCATCGGTCGGCAGGTTCGGGTCGGTGACGACCGGCAGGCCGTGCATCTGGCCCACCACCTGCTGCGAGTCCACCGCCGACAACACACCAGTCGCGTTCTGCGGGCTGTTGGCTGCGGGGAGGAACAGGGGACGATCCTGGGTGTCCAGCTGAGCCAGGAACCAACCCCACCGACGCGGGTGCATCACGATGACCTCCGGCGGCATGAACCGCTGGCTGTGGACACGCTGGATGCCGTCTGCGATGGCCGAGTAGATGCCCTTCACGGTCACCGTAGCAGCGGCGATGGTGATGATGCCCGGAGTAGCCGAGACGCCCAGCACCTGACCATTGGTGCCCGTGCCGCCGATGACCTGACGGTCAGTCTGCGCGGCGTGATCGGCAGTCAGATCGCGGAAGACAACCTCGTCAAACGCGATGGGCGACTGGTCGATGAGCTGGATCGACAGGCTCTGCATACCGGCGATGGTGCGTACCGGCGCATTGATGCTGGTGTCGGACAGGTCCTGGTTGAGTACGGCGGTGTTGTCGCCGTTCTGCACGCCAGTCGCCGTTCCAGTAGCCAGCTTCGGGATGTTGATGGAGTCGGTGCCACCAGGCAACGTCATCCGCTGGACGAGGTTGGCAAACGCCCGACCGGGGCGAGCCAGCTCCACGTACTGATCCATGAGCCACGCCGGGGGAACGGCGAATCCGCCGTTGCCGTCAGTGCGGTCCAGGGCACGGAACTCCGAGTACTCGGGCAGGGTGGCGACATCCTGGCCGTGACGCATGAGGCGGTCACGCGCCTCGCCGTCGCCGTCCAGGTTGAGGGTCATCTTCACCAAGTCCTGCATGTAGGAACGACGCGAATCGCCCTTTTGGTAGATGGCCTGCTCCTTGACCTTCGCCATGGTGCCCTCAGCCTTACGGATGCGAGACAGGTTGGCGTTGATCTGGCCGCTGCGCTCGACCTCGCCGCGAATCTCTTCGATGCGCTCGTCCAGGCCGACAACCTCGGCACCGAGGGACTTCATCTGGTCCATGTAGCCACGGAACTCGGTGTCCTCCTGGGACTCCAACTTCTCGCGACCCTGCTCCTTGGCCAGCAGCAGGACGGCCTCGCCCTTTTGCTGCGCGCGGGCGCGCTCTTCCGAGACCTGGCTACGACGCTTGATGAGGGTCTGGAGGAAGTCCTCCATACCGCCGGGGGCAACAATGCCCCGATCTTCTGTGGACATTACATTTCCAATCTTGGGTTGGCCCCACGACGGGGCGGTGCGGTGGACTCACGCTCGTCGCGGGTATCGTCCGATATTAACGACTCAGGCTCGTCACCGTTATTGCCGTCTACTGCCGGTCCAACATTATTGAGACTCAGGCTCGTCACCGCTATTGCCTCGTACAGCGAATGCTACATCTAACGCTGGGGTGGCAGGTGCGACACGCCTAGCTATTATTTACACACGGTCAGCTAGTGCGGCCAACTCAGAAGCCGACAGCTTGCTGCCCAGCTTGGCAAGCGCACGCTCAGCGGCAAGCGCGTCGTCCAGGCCAGCCATGGCGCGCTCTTCGCTTGACTCCTGCGACCTCTGTGCATCTTCCAAGATGGCACGGTGGCCCAGTCCCATCGGGGCATTACCCTCACTGCGCAGGTAGGCAAAGCCGTCTGCGACCGACCCGGTGTCGGGCGCGCCACTCTCCTTGCGGAGAGCGCGCAGGTGGCGCTCAATCTCGGACTGGCCCGCGTCGTCCAGGCCGCGCATCTTGTCGAGCTGTGCGCGAGCCTGACGCAGTACGCCCTGCACTGCCTCATTGCCCTCGGCCAGATTAAAGGCGCGACCCAGGATGCTGTCCAGTTCAACCGCACCGGTCAGGTCAAGGCTGCGCTTCTTTGACTTGGCCTCTTCGTCGTCGTCTTCTTCTTCGTCGTCAGCGAAGGGGTTGCCGGAACGCTTGGACTTTTCCTCGTCCTCGTCCTCGTCCTCGTCGTCGGCAAAAGGATTGCCAGACCGCTTGGCCTTCTTCTCGCCCTCGTCGTCCTCTTCGTCATCCTCGTCGGCAAAGGGGTTACCGGCGCGCTTGGCCTTTGCTTCTTCGTCGTCCATGTCGTCGTCATCGGCGAACGGGTTGCCGCCAGCAGCGCGATCCTTCATATCTTTTTCCTTCTCGTCACAGCTACGGGATTCGGCACGAACTCTGTTGAGGTTAGCAATAGCGCG